TTGGGTTTGTATAGTGATAATCTGGGCATGGTAATGTATTTATGGGTCAGTTGACCAATAATCCTGTTTGTGTTATAATTACTGCATTAGTAAGGAGTACCATGAAAACCACTGCCACTGCTCAGACAGCTCGCGCAACTGTGCGTCCATTAAACCCACGCAGCGCCGATACCAAATTCATGGGCGATGAGCCCACCTGGCGTGTACAGCCCATTTATGATCGAATAAGTCAGTTGACCAAGGCTTTTAGCTGGTACAATTACTTTTATGGCAAAAAGGATGCCAGAGACATGGTAGTGAGCTATTTGGAAACTCACGGACGCAAAAATGATGTACGACTGCTTCGCGGTGTTCCGGATTCTGCACTGAGACTAACCACAGGCTGGATGTGCAGAATGAGCCAGGTAGGGCTGGATCTAACCGAAGCAGAACAGATCCAACTGGACAATATGTTGGCAGAAACTCTAGGCACCACTCAACAAGTAGAAGTGGAAAAAACAGACACAGCACCTGCTAGACAAACAATCCAGGATCGGCTACGAGAAAAACTTAGCGAATGTGCAGGTGAACTAGAAGGCTTGTTTGATGACTTTGTGGTGTCCGGCGCCAAGATGAGTGCAGACATCAAGCCCATTACCATTATCCGTGGCAAGAATGTAGCACCGCAAATGGTGAACGAAATTGCTGTGGACTGGAAACGCAAACTGGTAGAATTTGAAACTGTGATTGGCGGCAAGGATGCCCAACTAGCAGAAGGCTACAGCAACTTCACCAAGATTCAAATGCGCGGCATTGTGAAGTTTTGCGAAGCAGTGATCAATGACTGCGGTGCATATGTACAGATCAAGAAGGTTGACCGCAAGCCACGCAAGGCCAAGGCCATCAGCCCAGAAAAACGTGCAGCCAAGTTCAAGTTCCAGGCCGAAATTGTGGACCTCAAAATCAAAGGGCTTGCTCCTGCAAACCTAGTGGACAAGAGCGAAGCCTGGTTGTATGACAGCAAGAAACGCAAACTGATACATGTGGTAGCAGACTCGCATGTGGGCACATTCACTGTCAAAAGCAACAGCATCATTGGCTTTAGCACAGCAGAAAGTGTGCAGAAAACTGTGCGCAAACCCGCTGACATTGTGCGGGCCATGCAGGCTGCAGGCAAGCCGGCTGCTAGAAAGATCTACAAAGATCTAACCACCACAGAGACACAGTTTAACGGGCGCGGAACTGAGAACTTGGTTATACTGAAGGCGTGGTAAAAGACTAAATATAGGGCACGGAGCCCCTAATGGTCGAACAACAATCTATTGATTTAATCACGCTAAAAACCAATCTCTTTGAGTATGTACGCCTACAACTGGGCCATCAGATCATTGACCTTGAACTTGATCCTGCTCACTTGGAAGCAGCGTATCAAAGAACCGTTGGCACCTACCGCCAACGGGCCAACAATGCCTACGAAGAAAGCTACAGCTTTATGCAGTTGGTGAATCAGCAGAACATCTATACCTTGCCACAAGAAGTACAGAGTGTTAGACAGATTTTCCGACGCAGTTTTGGTATTGCCTCGGGCCCAACAGGTTCCAATTTTGATCCGTTTAGTCAGGCACAGATGAATGTGTACTTGATCAACTTCAACCAATCAGGCGGCTTGGCCACCTATGATTTCTATACTCAGTATGTGGAATTGGCAGCTAGAATGTTTGGCGGCTTTATAAACTACACCTGGAATCCGGTTACCAAGAAACTGCAACTTATCCGCAGCCCAACCGGCTACGGCGAAGTGGTTCTGTTGTGGACCTACAATCTCAAACCTGAAATCCAGTTGTTGGGCGACTTTCAGATCCAACAATGGATCAAGGACTACATGGTAGCAGCCAGCAAGATGATCATTGGTGAAGCCCGTGAAAAGTTTGGCACCATTGCCGGACCAAACGGCGGCGGCACTCTCAATGGTGCAGCAATGAAGGCCGAAGCACAGGCACAAATGGACAAGTGTATTGAAGAGCTCAAACTGTATGTGGATGCTTCTCAACCATTAACCTTCGTTATCGGCTAAACATCACTCGACAAACTATTGCAGTTCTGTTACAATCATTAAATGCACCTTATGATTGACCTTGAAGGCCTAGCAACAGGACCGGACACAACCATTCTTACTATTGCCGCTCAAACGTTTGATCCGTTTGGCACGGGCTGGTACGACAAACATTACTATGCCAGAGTCACTTTAGAAAGTCAGGAAAATCGTGCTATCGATGACGGCACAATTGCATGGTGGGCTACTCAACCCGACCATGCCCGCGAAGAAGCGTTCAACGAACAAGACCGTATTCCCCTGGATCAGGCACTAGACGAATTGGCCAAAATGATCTGGCACTCAAAACTGATCTGGAGTCAAGGTCCCACATATGACATGAACATTCTTGAGCATGCCTACAAGAGTTACGGCAAGCCTTTGCCCTGGAAATATTTTCAGGTAAGAGACTCAAGAACAGTGTTTAGTTTGTGGCCTGACCAGCCTATACCGGTCACTAGCCATCATGCACTGGAGGATTGTAGACGTCAAATTGGCATGCTACAAACCACACTAAAACATCTTGACGTAAAGGAACTAAAATGATCATAGGAGTTGTGGGATTCATAGGCAGCGGTAAAGACACTATCGCAGATTATCTTGTTAACATACATCAATTCCGTAGAGAAAGTTTTGCCAACACACTCAAAGACGCTGTGAGTCATGTGTTTGGATGGAACAGAGAACTGCTGGAAGGCCGTACCAAACAAGCCCGTGAATGGCGGGATCAAATTGATCCTTGGTGGGCAGAACGTTTAAAACTGCCCAAACTAACTCCACGTTGGGTGCTGCAATACTGGGGCACAGAAGTTTGCCGTCAAGGGTTTCACGACGATATCTGGATTGCCAGCTTGGAAAACAAACTGCGTAACTCCACAGACGATATTGTGATCAGTGATTGCCGCTTTCCCAACGAAATCAAGTCAATCAAGGCCGCAGGCGGCATTGTGGTGCGAGTCACACGTGGACCAGAACCTGCCTGGTATGATGCAGCAGTCAGCGTAAATCGCGGACCCGACGGCAACTCTAGCTGGAGCATCAGCAAAGGCAAGCTGGAACGTAGTAAAATTCATGCCAGCGAATATGCCTGGGCAGGCACCAAGTTTGATGCTGTGCTAGACAACAATTCCAGTCTAGATCACTTGTATGAACAGGTGCAGCAGCTGGTAACTCAACGATCGGCCTGAAGCTGGTTGGGAACCCAGGGTATATCAAGCCGTTTTACTTCTTCCATGCAGTTCAAACAAACTGTGCGTAAATTGTTCAAGGACACGTTGCGCATGTTTCCGTCCATGTGACACACCAGTAACTGGCCAGCATATCGTGATCTAAAGCTGCATCTATCGCATGTGGCTTTTTTCTTGTAGCCGGCCTTCTTCCACAGGGCCTCAGGCGGCTTTATTTTTTTGTTTCTTCTAATGCAGTGATCGCATTTGGTTCGATAGTGTACAACATCGTCGCGAGTGTAGTTCACCGCTACCAAGCGTTGATTACAAGCAGCACATATGGGTCTCATGGGGTATTTATCACGCGAACCTTTGCAAAGGGCAACGCAACACCACTGGTTTTGTCATCATCCGATAAATATCTACATAAGTTTTTAAAGGAGCCAAAATGGCACTAGTATCACCCGGAGTTCAAGTCACTGTAATTGACGAAACAAATTACATTCCTGCAGCCACAAACTCAGTACCTTACATGTTGATCGCCACGGCGCAAAACAAAGTTTCAGGTTCTGGCGTGGGTGTTGCAGCTGGCACATTAGCTGCCAACGCAAATAAAGTTTATTTGGTCACTAGCCAACGTGATCTATCAGCTACATTTGGCAATCCGTTTTTCTACAAAACCACAGCAGGTACACCAATCAATGGTTACGAGCTCAACGAATATGGTTTGTTGGCTGCATACTCTGCCTTGGGCATTACCAATCGTGCGTATGTTCAACGTGTGGACATTGATTTGTCAGAACTCACAGCTAGCTTGGTCCGCCCTACAGGCGAACCCAATGATGGCACATTCTGGTTAGACACTGCCAACACCATCTGGGGCACATTTGAATGGAACCTGACCACTGGTGCGTTCAGCAATCAAGTACCCTTGGTTATTACCAGTACGTCAGATCTCACCAGCGGAGTCCCTTCGCAAGATTACGGCAGCATTGGCGATTACGCTGTGGTTGCAACCAATGTTGGCAATCCTATATACTACAAAAATGGGGCAGCAGCCACAACTCAAACCACTGCTACTGAATTGTCAGGCTTGTACAATACCTGGGTTCTAGTTGGATCCAATGACTGGAAACTGAGCTGGCCAACCTTGACAGGTGCCAATGCTGTAACAGCAGATTTAACAGCCGGCAACACCATTGTGATCAATGGTACAAGTGTTGCAGTTCCTGTTTCTCCCAACAATGATATTGCTGGTCTTAGTGCAGCTATCAATACTGCCAACATCCTTGGTGTTTACTCAGCAGTCATAGACAACAAACTGTGTTTATTTGCTGATGCCAGTGCCACAGCTGACAATTCCACAGCCGACGACGGTATTGTTGTTGTTAACTCAACCGGTTCCACAGCAGGGCTGCTAACTACCTTGGGCATCACTGCCAACGTTGCCAATTATGCTCCTACCCTGCAACAAAGTGCCAACTTCACTGTGCCACGTTGGAGAACCACAGACGACCAACCTAGACCCACAGGCAGTGTCTGGAACAAGATTACCAGCAGCAATCTTGGAACCTCAATGGTTGTGAAAAAATACAGTACTGCACTAGGTGCATTTGTACAACAATCTGCCACAGTATATGCCAATGACTGGAGTGCCAATGCAACTCTGGACCCCACCGGTGGCGGCAAAAATATTGCTGTTGGCACAACATACACACAATACAATGTCACCCCAGAACTCAGCGGAGTTGCAGCATATCCCTACAACAACACCTACACTCTGCAGGTGTTTGAGCGTGCGTCACAAGGAGCCACGGTGATAACAGGTAGCACCTCTACACCTACATTTACAAATGGTAATCAATTTACTATTCAAACATCTGTGGCAAACTCAACCAGCCTGACTACTGCTGTGACTGCTACCATTAGCGGAACCACTGCTGCGGCATTTATCACTGCGGTGAGTTCTGCTGGTGTTCCTGGTGTTAGTGCAGCAGTAGATTCAACTGGTGCCATTGTGTTCACACAAAGCATTGGTGGTGTAATTGTACTGGACAATGTGGGCGCCGGTACTGCTTTAAGCAACGCTGGTTTTACTAGTTCTACCGTTGGTTGCCGCGGTGAGATTGTGAACAATGAACCTACTCTGTTGCTTAGTGCATGGGAAGCATTGAGTTACACTGCCAGCCCAACTGCACCAGATCAAGACCCAGCTGATGGCCGTTACTGGTATTATTCTACCACCAGCCAAGTTGATATCATGATTCAGAGTGGAACAGGATGGGTTGGATACCGGAACGAAACCAATGACGTTCGTGGCGACAATCTTTCTCTAACTGATCCAGCAGGACCACAAATCTCTGCCACAGCACCTACCACACAAAGTGATGCCACTGCGTTGGTGTATGGTGATCTCTGGATTGATACCAGCAATCTTGAAATTTATCCTGTGATCAAACGTTGGCAAAATGTTGAAGGTGTGGATCAATGGGTCCTGATTGACAACACTGACCAAACCACTGAAAATGGTGTGTTGTTTGCAGATGCTCGTTGGAGTCCCACAGGTACTGTGGATCCAATCACAGGTGCCTTGCCCACAATTGTGAGCCTGTTGACCAGCAATTACCTAGACGTTGATGCACCTGATTCTGCCTTGTATCCCACAGGCATGTTGTTGTTCAACACACGCCGTTCCGGCTTCAATGTCAAGAGCTTCCAGGTTGACTATTTTAATGCTGCTGATTTCAGCTACAGCACCTGGAGCAACAGCACTGCCTATGCTGTAGGCGATGCGGTGTTGTATAATGCAGTTCTGTATGTGGCTATTCAAGCTGGCACCAATCAGAATCCTGCTACCCAAACTGCGTACTGGGATCTCCTAGTAACCAATTCTTGGGTAACAGCATCTGGCAATAGAGCAGATGGAGCACCCAACATGGGTCGTCTGGCACAACGTGCATTGGTTGTGGCAGCACTCAAGTCGGGCATTGACACCAGTATCACAATTCGTGAAGAACAAGCGGTGTTCAATCTCTTGGCATGTACAGCATATCCTGAATTGATTATCAACATGTCTGCTCTCAGCAATGAGCGCAACAACACCTGTTTTGTTGTGGGCGACACTCCCATGCGCCTGGATGCCAACGGCACCGAACTGGTGGCCTGGGCCACAAACAACAACGGTCTTGGCACATTTGCCGGCGACGGCCTGACCACCAGCACACCTTATGCTGCTGTGTTCTATCCCAGCTGCCAGACCACAGACCTGGGCGGAAGCACAGTTGTGACAGCACCTAGTCACATGATGGTTCGCACAATTATTCGCAGCGACGAAGTGAGCTATCCATGGTTGGCTCCGGCTGGTACACGTCGCGGCGTGATTGATAATGCAGCCACCATTGGTTACATCAACAGTCAAACTGGAGAGTTTGTGACCATTGGCAACAATCAAGGACTGCGTGATGTTGAATACTTGAACCGTATCAATCCAATCACGTTTATTCCTGGTGTTGGTATTACCAACTTTGGCAACAAGACCATTTATGGTACCGCCAGTGCTCTGGATCGTATCAATGTGGCCCGACTGGTTGCATTCATGCGTGGCAGATTGGAAGAAATTGGCAAGCAGTTCTTGTTTGAACCCAACGATCAGATCACCAGAAACGAAATATCCAATGCCATCAACAGCTTGTGTATTGACCTGGTGGCCAAGCGTGGTATCTATGACTTCTTGGTGGTGTGTGATGATTCCAACAACACACCTGCCAGAATTGATGCCAACGAACTCTGGGTTGACATTGCTATTGAACCTGTAAAATCTGTGGAATTCATCTACATTCCTCTGCGTCTCAAGAACACAGGTGAAATTGCTGCAGGCTCTGTGGCCACAGCAACCACTGTTTAACATATCGTTAGACCAAGAAATGGGGTGGCAACACCCCATTTTTTTTGGCCTCAACTGAGGTAAATAACTGCATAGGAGATTACAAATATGGCCGTTGCATCATTAACACGAATGACAGTGCCCTTGGCAAGCGATCAAAGCGCGAGCAACCAAGGCTTGCTCATGCCCAAACTCAAATATCGCTTCCGAGTAATATTTGAAAACTTTGGTGTGAGTACACCACGAACAGAATTGACCAAGCAGGTAATAGACTTCAAAAGACCTACCATGACGTTCGATGACATCCCAATTGAAATATACAACAGCACATTGCATCTAGCAGGCAAGGGCAAATGGGCAGATGTCACATGCAATCTACGTGATGATGCGTCAGGTGCTGTCAGCAAACTGGTAGGCGAACAGATACAGAAGCAGATGGACTTTCTGGAAATGGCCTCGGCTGCTTCTGGTATTGACTACAAGTTTACCACACGCTTCGAAGTGCTCGACGG